AGCTAATGTTGCAGTCTTAGTTACTGGAGTTCTACCAGAACTATCTACAATAGTAAAAACTAATGAATAAGAACCTCTAGAATTAACAACGCTAAAGTCTAACGTATGATTAGCAGTAGATAATCCCTGAGATACTTTATTTGTATTATTAGCGATAGCAGTTTCTTGAGCAGTTGTTAATCCTATACTATCGTCTGACGTATTTGATGCGCTTTTTATAAGAATGTGCATCATAGCTCTAAAGCTTTCTGTATCTATTGGTAACTGCTCCTCGATAACTCCATCTCCTAAGTCATTTTCAGAATCAAATAAATCTTCTAATATATCTAATAAATCAGCTCTAGTTCTTTTTTCTTCATTTGCTACGCTTACTTTAGGCAAGTCTGAACTAGGTTTTTTAACTAAATCTTTATATTTATTAATTAAAGTTGAATCTGTATAATTATCTTTACTCATTTTTTATTCTTTCTAAAGTAAATAATTTTATCTATTGTGTAAAATATTCCTACAACTAAAGCTATAATCTGTAAAATTGTATGCACATGAGTTAAACTAAAACCTATTGTAATTGTATTAATACTAAATACGTCTAAATTTTCTTTTATAAATTGTTTCATTGTTTTTAAATTACGCTTCTTCTAGGATCAAAAGAAGTTAATATTTCAATATCTCCATACATTTTAGTCGATGCTACTTTTGTTCCCTCTTTTTTAATTGTTGGAATTAATACATCATTTGAATTTAAAGCTCCAGCCGCTGCACTTGGTGTAATACTAGCTGAGAATACATAAGAAGCATTATCTTGAGATGTCATACTATAACTATCTATTAAAGTTAAAGCTGTTGCAGTAGTTCCGTTTTCTGTAACTGGCTTTTTCCATAAGCTAAAAACAAATATCTCTCCAGCTCTTGCGTTAGTTGTAAATTTATAATTTATTCTTTCAACTTGGCAACCATTTTGTGGAGCATTTAAAAAGCCAAACCTACCACCCCAATTATTATTTTTAGAATCTCCATTAGATAAAACAGAGCCAGCATTTACATTAAAGTTATATTGTGTAAATGACATTAAAAAATCATTTGCACTAGTTCCTCCTTGTTGATATAAATGTAAATGATTTAATGAGTTTTTTCTAAATAAACTATTCCATTTGTAATCTTTACTTAAAACAATGTAAGAGCCTAAAGGAACAACCTCCTCTAAAGTAATTGAGGAAAATTGTAATCGTGTACTATTATAATCAAAGTCAGCATCTAAAGTAAGTTGATATGAATTTCCAGTTGTAGAACAAACTACTATAACTTTATCTCCACTAAATAAAAGCTCTGTTGTTAGTGTTCCAGGAATAACATTAAGAAAGCTAATAGTTGCGCTTGTTGGCTGCTCTGATACTATCGCTATTGCTTCAGCTCTTAAATAATTTGTAATTGAACTCATAGTTATAAACTTACATTACCAACCTCATTAACAACTTCATTACCAGTATCCTGTCCAACTGTAATAATTTGCCCTGTGCTATCTAAATTAATCTCATACCATTCGCCGCTCCAAGTATCTTGTTGAGCATTAAAAGTACATTGATATGGAAGAAATGAAGAGCTATCTATTACAATTCCAAAGTAATAAGGAAATAAAGACTTATCAGTTATTTTTATTGCTCCATTAAAAGTTCTAGCCCCTACGTTTTGACCTTTTAATATTTGCTCTACTAATAATTGCGTTATCCTTGTTCCAGTACCAGTATTAAAAGCTTTCCAAGTAGTATTAAATGTCTCCCAAGCTGAAGTAGTAAAATTGTAAACCTCTATTCTTCCTATACCATTTGGAGAACTACCTACAAATAAATCTGGAACTTCATAAGTTACACCAGTAGATATAGCAGTTCCTCCAGGAGCATTAGTAGCTCTATAAATTTCTAAATTAGAAAGCTCTCCATCTACTAAATATTGAACACCTCCGTTTTCACTATATACTGGAGGAGAATAACAAAGAATGTGATCCGAGTCCGTTGTTCCCTCTACTACTTCAATAACTGACTCAGAGCTTGTAGCATCTCCATATAAATTATAATAAATAGCAGCGTAACCTTCTAAAAATAAATTACCATCAAAAGGAATTGTTAAAGTTTCACAATTAATATTAAAAGTAAAATTGTTATTTAAGTTATTAGCGTTTAATTCTATTGCTGAACTAAAAGTTAATGAATTTGCGAAATCAACATCGATGTCGTGCCAAGGCTCAACTGTTCCATTTCTTATAAATGCGTATTTAGTATCACTTGCTCCAACTAGTCTAAATCTTAGTTGTACTTTTATCTGTAAAATATTAGCGTTACCAGTAGATGGACTAAAAGCATCTAATGCTTGTATCTTAAAGTCTCTGTTAAATCTTAAAGTTGAGTTAGTAGTAGCTACAATAGTACCTAAATTAACACTAAATAAGTCTGTTTTACTATTATTAATATCATATCCTGTACCACTAAAAGTTAAATTATTATATCTATATCCATTCCATAATGGAATCTCATTAAAGTTAGGATTAAATAATGTACTTGTATCTGAATTATTAGAATATTGTAAAAATGGTAAATTAAAAGTTTGTAATCTATCGTAATTAGCTCTTACTTCTTTTAATACTGCTAGATAATCAAAGTCAGCTCCTCCTAGTCTTTTAAAGTTTGTTCCTTCTTGTACAACTGCCGAAGTAGAGCCAGAATTATCAGGAGAGCCAGTAACATCATTACCTACATTATAGCTTCTAAAAAAATGAGTATTTCCAGAAGTCCAATTATCATAATAATTAACTTGGACTAATTGCCAAGAACCCTCTGAAAAAAAGCACCTCATGCCAAAAGTTTTACAGATAGAATCTAATAGCTCAAATGTAGTAGCGTATTCTTTTACTCCATCATTTCCTAACTCTACAAAAGCCATAAAATTAAAACGAGAGAAAACTAATGGATCTCTATCAGCTTGATGAGTCATCGTATCAGTAGTCCAATCTACATAAGTTTTAATAAATCTTCCTGGACTAACACCAGTAAAAAAAGTATCTGTGTTTATTTGTAAAGTAAAAGCGTTTCTAAAGTATTGTAAACAAGTAAAAGTAGATGGAGTAGTATAACCAACCCCCTCATTAAATTTAATATCTTGTAAATTAGACAATCCACAAACTGCGGTTAAACTAAACTCTCTAGGATATGCTACGTCTTGCTCTGGCGAAATATCATTTAATAAGTTACCGCACCAGAACAAAGTATATGTACCGCTACCACTAGAATCATCATCTGAGCGATAAACTCCGATTTGCCATCTACCATAAACACTTATCTTTATTTCATTTATTAAAGCTTGTTGAGCATTAGAAGTAATTAGCATATCAAATACTAACTCGCTAGGAATTAATCCCGTAAATCTATCCTCATCATCTGTTTGATAAGTTAAGTCAAAACCTCTAGAACTTAAAACAGGCTCATGTAAAGTAGAACTTGTTGCTTCATTATCATAAATTTCTAAACGATAATAAACGCTGCTATCACTTTGAAAAATAGATTGAAATTTTTTCTCTCTTGCCATTAGTATCCTCTAGTTCTGTTTCTGTTATTTTTAGCTCTATCACTACTTAATAAAATATCTGCTCCTTTTATCGTTCCAAATACTTGAACATTGCCACCTCCACTTTCTCCAATCATTGATTTAAGTTTATCTAATGGAGCTATAACCTCTGGATTAGACATTGATGTTCCTCTTCCCTCTCCGACAACTACGGCACTAGGACCAGTTGCTAATCCTCCATCAGCCATACCAATTAATGACATTAAACCTTTTGCTCCAGCATCTGCGGCTAAATCTAAACTTCCAAAACCTAAAGCAGTTAAAATAGCTTTCATTGCTATCATTGCAATAAGTTGAGCAACCAATGCTTTAAATGCTTGTTTAGCACCATCTACAATAGCTTTAAAAAAGCCGTCAGAACTTTGTAATGCTTGAGCAAAAACTCCTTGCATTGTTTGACCAAAAGAAGCAAAAGCTGACGTCATTGATTGATTTAATTCTGCTAAACTTTCTTGTTGACTTATTAGCTTTTTATGTAGTTCAACTGCTTGAGAAATTTTGTCTAACTGCTCTTGAGTAATAGGAGCTAATAAACTAAATCCTTGTTCTGGAACAACTCTATTATCAAAAGAAGTAAAATCTTGAACTATTCCTTTCCCTTTTTTCTTACTTCCTCCAGAGCCTAATCCTATTCCCTTATTAAATTTAGCTATTAAAGGTAATACTTTCTCTAATGAGTTTTTTATTGAAGTTCCAAAATCATTAAACTCGTTTTCGTATTCTTTAGTTTCAACTTTTAACTCTTCTAATCCATCTTGAATTGAATCGAAAGGATTATCAAAAGGCTCTTTTCCTAATAAAGCTCTTAATTTATTAAACGATACCAACATAACATTAAATGGATTAATGTCTATAAAAAATTGAAGCATATCAATTAGAGCATTTTTCCACCAACTAATATCGCTAAATCTTTCTTTTAATGCTTCCCAGTTGTCAGTAATAAATACAATAGCAGCAGCTAAAGCGGCCACTGCTGCAACAGTTGCTAATACTGGAGAAGAAATTCCAGCTATTGCAATAGCAATACCACCTAAAACTATTAATAATGGTCCTAATGTAGCAGTTAATAAAGCTATTCCAATAATCATTTCTTGAGTCTTAGAGTCTAAATTACTAAAACCATTAAAAAATGTCATTAATTTTTCCCCTAATTTAACTACTATTGGGATTAATTTTTCTCCTATTTCTTCGAATATATCGCCTAAGCGATTCTTCATCTGTATTAATGGCCCTAATCCCTCTTTAGATATTGCTTCAGCTTGACCACCAAAAGCAGTAGATAAATTATTAACGGCACTATTTAATCTTTCAACAGTTCCAACTTTTCCCTCTATTGTTATTCCGTAACGACTTAAAGCATTTGTACTAGAGCCAACACTTTTAGCAACTAGTTTAGCTGCATCTCCTAACCCTATACCTTGAGCAGTTGCAAAGTCTTGAATTAATGGAGTTAATCTTAAAATAGCTTCTTCATTTAGTCCAAGTTGAGCTAGAAAGCCTTGAGCTTCCATTGTAGCTTCATCTCCAAATAGAGTTACTTTTTGTAGTTCTTGAGCTTGGTTTTTTAGACTTTTAAATGCTTCTTCGTTTCCTTTTAATGAAGTTCTTAGTTTTGTTTCTGCTTTTATTTGCTCGTCAAATGCTTTAATAGCTACTGCAGCAAAAGCTATTACTGGCATAGTTAAACTCCTGGTCATTGTTTGACCAGTTCTTTTCATACTTGAGCCAAACTTTTTTAGCCTTCTAGTAGCTTTTTTTAAACTGCTCTGAAATTGTTTATCGTTTAAAGATAGTTTTACGCTTAAATTCTTTTCAGCCATTTTTTTTATTTATTAAATCGTATTTTTTAGCTATATACTGAGCATGTTTTTTTTGTTTCTCAACATCTTTAATCTCTTCTCCTTTCTCCCATTCAAACTTAACTAGTTTTTCTGGAGTTAAATTTTGCCCTTTTTTAGTATGTGGCTGCAACATTAAACAAGCCAACCATCTTACTCTTTCCCATTCCCTCTTTTCTTTTGATTCGATAACGTCATTACGACCTTTTTGAATTAAAAAAAATTCGTGAAAAGTTAAATTCCAAAATTCATTAGGCAACAATCCAAGCCCATAACCAACAGACTCTAATGTATCCCAGTCTATTTCTTTGCCGCTTTCTTCTTCTTTGCGGCTTTCACGTTTCCCTCGTTTCCAAGTTTAGCACTAAATTGTGTAGAGAACACTTCCAATACTTTATTTAAAGCATCAAAATCTTCATCTAATAAGTCTGCTACACTTTCAACTGTTAAAGAACATTCTTGTCCGCTTACTCTTGATCCGTCTTTAATTCCGTTTAGAATCAAATAACAAGCATCATCTAAACTCATTGACTCTCCTAACTTATCTAAATCACTTAAAGCTCTATCTGTATCTTTACAGAACATTCTTAAAGCATTCATTCCAAATCTTACTGGATAATCCTTTCCATTTATTATTACTATTTCGTACATTTTTATCGTTTTTTTTTATCGTTAACATTTAATTAAAGTTGAAGAGGAGGAGCATAAGCTCCAACCTCGACAACGATAAAATCATTATACTGCGTTCTGAGTTAAATCTCCAGAACCCTCGATAGTTACCGAGTAAGTTGGAGCATCTTCAGTACCTCCAGAAATCTCTAGAGAAGTAATAAAACCACTACCAGTATATGTATATCCAGCTGGAGTAGCTAGAGCAAAAGTAAATGTTACTGGATCTCTGTCTCTTGATTGAGTAAATAGTTCGTCTACATCAGTAGTTGTTCCATCACTTACAAAGTCCATAAGTCCATCAGCACTTAAAGAGAAGCTTTTAGTTCCTCCTAAAAGAGTTCTGTTACCTCCAGAATCTTTGTTTGTAATGTCGATAGTATCAACATTGTAAGATAAACTTACATTTTGCGAATGCATTAATTTGAACATAGTTGCTGCTCCTTGAGTAGCTTGAACTTTTAAAATTAAATTTGTTCCGTTAAAAATTGCCATTGTTTAAAATTTTTTATTTATTAATATCTTCTTTTTTGCTTTCTTTTTTATTATCAAGAGCTTTTAAAGACTTTAAAACTCTATACTCTTTTATACCTACTTCGTAAGATTCGCCTTTTTTATAATCGACACCTCTAAAAGTAATATCTTTTTTTAACTTAATTTTATACATATCTATCTATTTATATTAAATCTGTAATCGTGAGCTATTTGATAAAGCCCATTTGTTCCGCTTGTATCATCAAATGACTCAACAGAATTTTCAAAAAATATCTTATCAACTACTACACCAGCAAAAGTCCCACTTACATAATCTAAAGCAGTTCTTACA